AACCTTTTAATATGCCATTTGTTGGTAAAGATTGTTTTCCTATGTTACAGTATCTTGATGAAGTAAAAGAGAATAGAACAGGCATATCGAAAGCATCAATGGGATTAGATCCTGATGCTCTACAATCCTCCACAGCTTCGGCAGTTCAAGCAACTGTTCAAGGTGGACAACAACACATAGAATTAATAGCTAGAATATTTGCTGAAACAGGCATGAAACCTTTATTCAAAGGCATTTACGAATTACTTGCTAGACACCAAGATAAAGAAAGAACAGTTAGACTACGCAATGAATGGATTCCTATTGACCCAAGAGTTTGGCAGACAGGAATGGATGCCATTGTAAATGTTGGTTTAGGTAATGGTACAACTCAAGAAAGAATGCAATATCTAGGTCAAATAGCATCAAAGCAAGAACAGATATTACAAACATTAGGTGCTTCTAATCCTATTGTTGAGATGACTCAATATAGAAATACTATGGCAAAAATGGTTGAGTTAGCTGGATTTAAAGATGCTTCTATGTTCTTTAAAGAGGTCCCTGATATGACACCTGAACAAAGACAAGCTATGCAACAAAAGAAACCTGATGTTCAAGAGCAGTTAATTCAAGTTCAAATAGAGCAAATTAAAGCAGATATGCAGAAAGCAAATTCAAGATTACAGCTAGATACTGAAGAAATGAAGAGAAAAGATGATCTTGATAGAGATAAGTTAGATGCAGAAATTATGCTAAAGGCCGCAGAAATAGAGGCAAAATACGGTACTCAAGTAGAAACTACTGTTATTAGAGCATTAGTTGAAAGAGATAGAGAACAAATGAAAGCACAAACAAAATTAGTGAGTGATATGCAGAGAGTAAGACAATGAGTAATGTAGATGATTTAATATCTTTTGGAAAAAACGCAAGAAACATTTTAGAAGATGCAACATTTAAAGCTGTTATAGAAAGTGTTAAAAGTGATATTCATAATAATTGGAAATTAACTTCTCCACATGAATCAAAAGAAAGAGAAAGACACTATCAGCTTTTACAAGCAGTAGACTTGCTTGAAGAAAAATTATGGGCGGTGGCTGACAACGCACATATTTTAAAAATAAAATCAGAAAATATTGTCAAAAACAAAAAAGGAGTTTAATATGAACCAAGCGACAAACCCGATTGAGGAATCGCCTGAATTAAAATCAAGTGTAGACAAGGTTACAGACCTTTTGAATCGCCCAAGCGACAACTCAGAAACAAGTAATCAAATAGAGTCAAGAGAACAAGAATACGAAGATGTTCCTATTGGCGAGGAGTTGACAGAAGAATCTGAATTGGAAACTTTTGAGTCTGAAGAATATGACGAAGAAATCCAAGAAGATCAAAACGATTCCGAACTGTATGCAGACGAACAAATCGAAGAAAATTTTGAAGATGATTTGCAACAAGATTTAATTGAAGTCAAGATTGACGGAAAAATAGAGCAAATATCATTAGATGAATTGAGAAATGGATATTCAAGGCAACAGCATTTTACTAGGCAGAGTCAAAAACTTGCAGAAGAAAAAAAGCAATTTGAAATAGACTCTACTAAAGTATTAGAAGAGAGACAGCAATATGCTCAACTCTTAGGAACTTTAGAGCAACAAATACAGGGTTTCGATAATGAACCTGAACCTGACTGGAATTCTTTGTATGAGATAGACCCAGTAGAAGCTAGTAAAAAACAACATGAGTACAATTCTTATAAGCAAACTAAAGCAGATAAGCTACAAGCTATCGCAGTTGAAAAACAAAGAATTGCAAATGAAAATAGACAAGCTGAGATGATTCAATATCAAAAAATATTGTCTACTGAAGCTCAAAGATTATCTGAGTTTATTCCAAGTTGGAAAGACCAGAGTGTGGCTACTAAAGAAAAAGCTGAATTAAAAGAATTTTTAATCAGCAAAGGTGTTTCAGAAGAAGAAATATCTGCTCTAGTAAAAGCTAATCATGTCTCTGTATTAAGAGATGCTATGTTGTTTAATAAAGGCAAAAGAAAAGTTGTTAAAAAAAGAACCGCTACAAAAGGACCTAAAGTTCTAAGAAGCGGTAGTAAAAAAGCACCTAAGAAAACTGACGCATTTAAGAAAGCTACTTCTAATCTAAAAAAGAGTGGAAAATGGCAAGATGCACATTCTGCCGTTTCCATGTTGTTAAACGAATAATAATTAATAGGATATTACAATGGCAATAATTGCAAATACATTTACCCGCTATGCGGCTGTAGGTATTCGTGAAGAACTTAGCAATATCATCTATAACATTTCTCCTGAAGAAACTCCATTTATGTCAAATGGTGGTAGAGAGACCGTAACTAATACTTTTTATGAGTGGCAAACAGACTCATTAGCGGATGCTTCTACAAACTATCAGATTGATGGCGATGATATAGCGGCTTTTCCGGTGACTGCACCGACAACAAGAATTGGAAATTACACAAATATTTCAAGAAAACTTGTTGTATTAGCTGACAATTTAGAAGTTATCAATGAAGCAGGCCGAACATCAGAGCTTGCCTATCAAATCACAAAACTAGGTCAAGAGCTAAAAAGAGATCAAGAAAAAACTCTTATGGCAAATTCAGCCGCAGTTGGTGGTGGTACAGGCGTAGCAAGACAGACAGCTGGTTTACCAGCATGGCTTAAAACAAACTCCGATAGAGGTACTGGTGGAACTGATCCAACAGTTCTTAACGGTACTGTTAATAATGCGGCTGGTGATTCAACCAATGCTAACAAAAGAGCTTTCACTTTGAGCATACTTGATAATGTTATCGAAAAAGTATGGGCTCAAGGAGGAACTCCTAAGATGCTTATGGTTGGGCCCCACAACAAAACAGTTGTCTCTGGTTTTGCCGGAATTGCAGCCAACAGATACCAAATAACTAAGCCTGAAGCTGGAGTTATTATTGGTGCGGCTGACATTTATGTTTCTGATTTTGGAAGCGTGAATATTGTTCCAAATAGATTCCAAAGAGAAAGAGATGCTTATGTTCTTGATCCAGAATTCTATTGTACTACTTTCCTAAGACCATTGGAAGTAATAGAATTAGCTAAAACTGGTGATGCAGAAAAACGCATGATCTTAGCTGAATATGGACTTAAAGTTAAAAATGAAGCCGCCCTTGGGGTTGCCGCAGATTTAACAGATTCATAATACTGAATAGGGAAGGGTGGAGTTTAAAAGCTTCACCCAAACTTAAAATGAATAAAAAAAGATTAATTAGTTTTGATAATGATACAAAAATATCAAACAACTTTACATTTGAAGAAGATGCTTCAGGTAACGGAGATCACACTTTTGTTTTAAGTAGAGAACAAGATGTTACTGCAATAATAAAAGACAACAAAGAACAGTTTAATGAAAGCGACAAAAGAGACCCTTATGGTCACTGGAATAAAGTTGCTTCAATACCCATGGTTTTATATTACGATTTAAAAGCTAAAGGTATTTTAGATGATCCAAAAGCCGTTAAAAAATGGCTTAATGATCCTGATAATAGAGCATTTAGAACTAGAGAAGGTACTATTTAATGGCTTTAGGTAATTATGCAGAATTAAAAGATAGTATAGCAGATTGGCTTAATAGAACTGATTTAACAAATGTTATACCAGATTTTATTACTTTAGCTGAAGCTCAGTTAAATAAAGAAGTTAGAAATAGAAAAATGATTAAAAGAGCAACAGCGACTATAGATTCTCAGTATAGTGCTGTTCCAGCCGATTGGTTACAAACAGTTGATTTTGTCGTTGAAGCAAATCCTGTTGTAACTTTAGAATTTATAACAAATGAACAACTTGATAAATTAAGAAGAACTTATACATCAGGTGGAACACCAAAATTTTACACAATAGTGGGTCAAGAGTTGGAAGTATTACCAATTCCAGATAGTGGAACCTTAACAGGAGAAATTACTTACTATAGTAAGATACCAAGTCTATCAGCAACTAATACAACTAATTGGCTTATCAATAGTAGTCCAGATATTTACTTATATGCTACTTTATTGCAATCGGCTCCTTATCTTGTTGATGATGCTAGAATTAGTGTTTGGGCAAGTCTTTATCAAAAGTTAGTTAAAGATTTGGAAATCGCCGATCAAAGAGCAAGAGTAGGTGATTCAACTTTAAAAATGAAAGCAAAGGCATTACAATAAGGAGATTAAAATGAGTTTTAGTGATTATTTAGAAAATAAAATTCTTGCATACACCTTTAGTGGTACAGCCTTCACACCTGCTAGTACAAAATATTTAGCTTTATATACTGTAGCTCCAGGTGATGATGGTACCGGAGGTACAGAAGTTTCAACTACTGGAACAGGTTATGCAAGACAACAGGTAGCTTTTACAACTACCAACAGCCAATCGTCAAATACTGCGGCTGTAGAATACCCAACAGCAACAGCAAGTTACGGAACAGTTGTGGCAGTAGGTGTATTAGATGCTACGACAGGCGGTAATTTATATGCAGTAGGAACTTTAGCAACTCAAAAACCTATTTCGGTTGGAGATGTGTTTAGAGTACCAGCTGGTGATTTAGATATTGATTTAACATAAGGTAATAAATGTCCGGAACAAGAAATTATAGTCAAGGTGGATATAGCTCAAATGTTTTTGGAACATGGGGATATAGTGATGCCTCATGCTCTATAACAGCTACTTCTACTTTTACTAATAGAGCATTTCGAGGTTACGGAAAAGGTGCTTATGGATCAAATGTTTTTGGAATATGGGCAGAATATGATAGTGGCCCAATTTCTTGCTCCTCATCATCTAGTTTAAGTTTATCGGCTGCCGTACCCGTTGACACATATTCATCAGGTGAATATGGATACGGAAATTACTCAGCCGGAACTATTAGAGAAGCAAGTATAACTATTAATGCTGTAGGAAGTGTAACTGCCGTTGGTGGATATGTTGCAAGTGGACTACCTACAGTAAATGCAGTAGCGACTATTTCATTACTAGGACAAGTAGTAAGTGGTGGAATAATACCGGCTCAAGCAACTTCATCATTAAGTGTAATAGCGACTGTTACATTTAGTGGTAACCCTCAAGTAATACAAGGTGTATCAAATGTAACAGTTACGCCTGTTAGAGTAGTGTTTATAGATGTTTCAAATATATCAGCTCAATCATCTACAAACTTTAGTGCAAGATTAAAATGGGTTGATGAACCAAACGCAACTACTAATTGGACTGAAGTCTATAAAGTTGCGGCTTAATTTAGGAGAAAACAAATGGCAGATACAACAACAACAAATCTGAATCTGACTAAACCAGAGGTAGGCGCCTCTACAGATACCTGGGGAACAAAATTAAACACCGATCTTGATTCTCTTGATGCTCTTTTCGCCGCCGCTGGTTCAGGAACTTCAGTTGGACTACAAGTAGGTTCAGGAAAAACTTTAAGTGTAGGCGGAACTCTAGTAGGTAGCGGAACAATTACACTAGATAATTCAAGCATTTCAGCAACAGGATCCACAATATCTAATTTAGGAACTGTAACTACAGTTGATTTAAATGGTGGAACTATTGACGGAGTAACTATCGGAGCTACTACAGCCGGAGCAATTACAGCCACAAATTTAACAGGTACAGGCACAATTAATTTTAATGGTGCTACCGTTAGTGATTTAGGTTCTGTAACTACAGTTGACTTAAATGGTGGAACTATTGACGGAACAGCAATAGGTGGTTCTGTAGCAAGTACAGTTACAGCTACAATTTTAAAATCAACAAGTACAAGAGAAACAAGTAGCAATGTTACACAATCTACAGGAACATTAACTTTAGATTGTTCTACAGGAAATGCTTTTTCTTTTACACCTACACAAAACATAACAACATTAACAATTAACAATATACCAGCTTCAGGAGATGCTTACAGCATGGTCTTAAAAATAGGTGGTTCATCATATACTATTGCATGGGGCGCCGCTGTTAAGTGGGCAGGTGGTCAAGCACCAGCTTTATCAAGTTCAAATCATGATGTAATTGTTTTAATGACAGTTGATGGCGGAACTAATTGGTATGGATTTATTTCTGCTCAAGATATGTCATAATTAGGAGATAAAAATGAGTTTAGGCAACAACATGATTCTGGCTTCAGGTGCAGTTATTGAACCTGAAAATGTAAGTATTCCAATTCTTACACCAAGAGATGAAACTTTTACAATAACAGTCGTTAATTCTGGCGGTAATAAGTTTTATGCAAACGGACAAAATAGTTTGTATGTGCAACTATATCAAGGTTTTACATATAAATTTGACCAATCAGACGCAAGTAATTCAAGCCACCCTTTAGTGTTTAGTACAACAGAAGATGGTTCAAATTATACTACTGGCGTGTCAAGTTCTGGAACACCAGGTCAAGCTGGTGCTTATACTCAAATTATCGTGGCTAATTCTGCTCCAGCAACTTTATGGATAAAATGTAGCAATCATTCTGGTATGGGTTTCTCAACTCCAGTTAATGCTTTCAACAATATTCTATATACTACAGACGGAGCTTGGAATACTTCTGGTGATTTCACTTATCAATGGCAAAGAGGAGGAGGAGGTTCTTTCTCTAATATAGGTTCAGCAACAAGTAATTCTTATACTTTAACAGGTAGTGATGATGGACAGTATGTAAGATGTGCTGTAACATTAACTAATGATGCTGGAACAGCCACAGCTTATACTAATCTTTCAAATGTAAAACCTGGTCAATATGAGTATACAGGAACTAGCGGTACTGTCGGTTGGACTTGTCCTGCTGGAGTTACATCTATATCTATAATGGCTATAGGTAAAGGTGGAACTGGTTACTCTGTTTGTAATAATGTTACTTCTGGCACAGGCGGTAAAGGTGGAGCATTATCTTATAAAAACAATTACACAGTAACTCCTGGAACAACTTATTATCTTCACATGAACTCGTATATAAATGCACCTCATTATGCAAATGTGGCTGGATTTAGTACAAGTAGTGGTACAAGTAGTATTAGTAATTTTATCGTTGCCGCACAGCCAGGGGAAAATGGAACTAGTGGTGGTGATGCCAGTAAAGGCGTAGGTGATGTTAAAAGAAATGGCGGTAATGCTTACGGAAATCTAGGCTCTGGTGCTGGAGCGGCTGGTTATTCTGGTGATGGTGGTAGTATGAACAACGGCAGTAATCAATCTGGTAATGCTGGTTCTGGCGGAGGCGGAGGTGCTGGTGCTTCTGTTCCAGCTTATCAAAGTGGTGGAGCTGGCTCTGGTGCTGGTGGAGGTGGAACTGGTAGATATGGAGAAGGTACAAGTGGAGCTGGTGGTGTTTATAATGGAAGTGTTACTACAAATAGATTCGGTGGCGGTGGCGGTGGCTCTGGCGCTGATGATGCCTTAGGTGTTGACTATCAATATACCGGAAGTGGTAGAAGTGGTACTGATTACGGCGGTGGTGGAGCTGGTGGCGGTGCTTGGTATGGTTGGGGCCCATGTTCAGGAGCAGGTAGTGGCGCAAAAGCTGTCGTAAGAATTTTATTTCCAGGTAACACTAGGTCATATCCAACTACAAACACGGAGAATTTGTAATGAGTGAATTAAGAGATATAAATGCTATCTATTATATTAGAGTTGAAAATGATGAAGCTGTTGGTGTTCCACAAGAAAAAGAAAACATTATTGATGCTTTAAATGAAAATCCTGAAGACCCTAATAATAACTGGGAACTAATAGATTGTTCAGCAGATTTTAATAACGATTTTGAGTGGACACTTTTACCTTATGAACAACTTGCTTCTGATACTTATGAAAAAATTAATGGAGTTTGGACTGTAGTTGAAAACAAAGAAGATATGTCTGGTCCAGTTTTAGTTCAAAAACAAGAGTTTATGAAACAAGAATTAGAATCAGGTAGAGATTTTCAACTTGCTTTAGCAATAGAAGATAAAGGTAAAGAAACAGACCCAGAAAAAATTGCTTTATGGGAAGGTTTTATTATTGAACTAGAAGATTGGGTTTTTGACCCTAATGACCCTAATCCTACTTTACCACCTTTACCTGCACCGCTATATCCACCAGAGGAAGAAGTTATACTTAATTAAAAGGAGTTCTTATGACTACATTATTATTAATACTAACAAGCATTGTTACAATATCATCTTTGATATGTAGTTTTGTTCCTACAAATATATTACCTGAAAAATTTAAAAAAATAATAAAAATTTTAGCTTTGAATTTTAACAATGTGCATTACGACTGCAATCACAAGAAGAAGAAAAAGAGCAGTTAAATGAGTGGTCTTTCAGAACTTGAACAAGGTAAATTAATAGAAGCAGTTGAAAGTCTTGAAAAACAAGTAACGAGATTAAACACAAGACTTGATACTCTTGAAGGACAAATGAAATCAGGAAAAGGAGTTGTTATAGGAATATTTTTAACAGCAAGTGGTATTTCTGCCGCAGTTGTTGGTTTGTTTGGAAAAATGTTTGGGTAATAACAACAAGCAGTTAGGCAGAGTTGGTGAATTAATGGTTTGTTTTGAATTAGAAAAACTTGGTTATAATACCTCTTTAGTTGATGCTGAAGGTTATGACATTGTAGTTAATGTTTTAAATAAACCTTTAAGACTTCAAGTTAAATCTTCTAGCACAACAGATAAACAATCAGCAAAAGGTGGTAAACCTAGATACAATTTTTCAACTTCAGTAGGTAGAGTAAAAAGAAAACTTACAAAAGAAGATACTGATATTGTTGCTTTAGCATCAATAAAACAACAAAGAATACTTTTTAAAAATGTTTCTGAAATTACAGGTCCTACAACTAAAATTAGTGAAGCTCATTTTTATGAACCAAATATTACAAAAGATTCTTTTGAAAAATGTTTAAATAGTGAAAAAATAATATGAGTTTATTAGCAACATCTTTAATAGGAAATGTATCTAAAATATTAGATAAGTTTATTCCAGACAAAGATTTAAAAGTTAAAGTCGAATCTGAGTTAGTAGCTTCTATTAATGATATAGATAAAGCTCAAGCACAAATTAATTTACAAGATGCTAAAAGTTCTAATTTATTTCAATCAATGTGGAGACCTACTCTTTGTTGGATTTTAGTATTATCTTTTAGTTTGCAGTATTTTTTCTCTCCAATTCTTGCTATATTTGACATTGATATACCACAAGCTGATATGTCCGTTATGATGCCTGTACTGTTTGGAGTTTTAGGACTTGGTACTCTTAGAACTTACGAACTTAAAACTGGAGTTAAAAAATAATGCCTTATGTTGAATTAAAAATACCAAGTGGAGTTTATAAGAACGGAACAGAATTGCAGTCAAAAGGTCGTTGGAATGATTGTAACTTAGTTCGTTGGAACAATAATGCTATGCAACCAGTAAGAGGTTGGAGTCAATTAGGAACACAAACTGCAACAGGTAAAGCAAGAAAAATGATCTCATGGACTGATAATGCTAGAAACAGAAGATTAGGCGTAGGTACTTCTAGTAAATTGTATTATTACACCATTGAAGGAGATCAGTACGATATTACTCCGTCTGGGTTTGTAGCAGGTCAAGACAACGCAACAGAAAATGTTTCTTATGGTAATTATGTTTATGGTACAGGAAATTATGGATCGCAAAGACCAGATCATGGAATATGGGACCCTTGCACAACTTGGTCTTTAGATAATTGGGGTGAGTATTTAGTTGGTTGCAGTACAACAGATGGAAAAGTTTATGAGTGGCAATTAAATTCAAATATTGTAGCTCAACAAATTGCTAATTGCCCAACAAGTAATCAAGGTATAATTGTTACAGAAGAAAGATCATTAATGCTTTTAGGTGCTGGTGGAGACCCAAAAAAAATACAATGGTCTGATTTAGAAGATAATACAGATTGGACACCAAGTGGAACCAATCAAACTGGTAGCTTTAATCTTAATGGTAATGGAAAAGTAATAACAGCAATAAGAACTAAAGGGCAAATACTTATACTATCAACTATTGATGCTTACACATCAACTTATGTTGGATTACCTTTTGTTTATTCTTTTGAAAGAGTTGGCTCTAATTGTGGAGTTATTTCAGCAAACTCAGTTGTTGCTACTGATACATTTGCAGTATGGATGGGAAATGGTGATTTCTTTATCTATGATGGAATTGTAAAACCATTACCAAGTGATGTTGGTGATTATGTATTTAACGATTATAATACAAGTCAAAAAAGTAAAGTATATGCTTTTAATAATTCTCAATATTCTGAAATATGGTGGTTTTATCCAAGCTCAGACAGTACAGAAAATAATAGATATGTAGCATGGAACTATAAAGAAAATCATTGGACTGTAGGTAATTTATCAAGAACTTGTGCCGAAGATGAAGGTATATTTTTAAATCCAGTTATGATTGGATCCGATTATAAACTTTATGAACATGAAACTGGATATTCATACTTAGGAGAATCAGCAAGTGTTTTTGCTGAATCGGGGCCCTATCAAATAGATCAACCTAGTGGTAGATTAATGAATGTTTTACAATTAATACCAGATGAAAATACTTTAGGAGATGTTTCTGCTAAATTTAAAGTTAAAAATTATCCAACAGGAACAGAAACAACATTTCCAAGTAGTGGTTCTTTTACTTTAGCTAATCCAACTGATGTTAGATTTACTGCAAAAGAAGTAAAGCTTAGAGTTGAAACTGCTAGAAATACAGATTGGAGAGTAGGTAATATGCAAATATTTGTAAGATCAGGTGGAGGTAGAGGATAATGAGATTGCCATTACCAATGCAAGAATATAACTCTAGTGTTGTTCAACAGACAAATAATACTTTAGAGCAAGAAGATAAAAAAAATTTTAAAAAAGATACTGATATTAATATTAATGATGGAAGATTAATATTAAAATCACCTAACGGAACTAGATATAATATTACAGTAGATAATTCAGGTAACATAACAGCGAGTACAATATGACAATAGAAAATTTTGATAAATGTTGCGAAAGCATACAGAAAGCTTTAGACTATGGTAAGAACAGTCATACTCTTAATGATGTAAGACAAAGTATAGCCAAAGGTGAAATGTTTTTTCATTCTTTAGGAAACTCCTTCATTGTTACTGAAGTTCATGTATTTCCACAATATTATAATTTACATGGTTTTTTAGCCGGTGGTCATACAGAAGAAATAAAACAAATAATGCCTATATTAGAAAATAAAGCAAGAGAGGTAGGTTGCAAATATACAACTTTAACAGGAAGAAAAGGTTGGCAAAGAGAGTTTAAAGATGTTGGTTATAATCCAACTTTCTTTACATTAGACAAGGAGTTATAGAAATGGGAAAATCAAAATCAAGTGGAAGTTCAGAGCTAGACCCAGCCATTAAGGCAATGATGCAAGAAACCTTTAACATTGGTAAAGGTGCTGTAATGGAATCAGTAGATACAGGTCGTAGAGATATGTATGGTCAACCTATTATGGAAGAAAGATTAAAAGATTATCAAGCTTTTGAAGGTCCAAGATTTGCGAGTCCTAGTGCTGTTACAGGATTGGGTGAAGCTAGTTTATCAAATTATTTAAACACAAATAAACCATTTCAACAAACTGAAAGACTTGATGATCTTTATGGAAGAATGTCAAATGTTGCTAATTATACTCCTGACAATGTAAGTGCAGATACAGTTACATCAAGAGATGTAGCCGCCGGTCTTATAGATTTACCAAGTGAAATAGCTAGAACAATGGTTAACTCAAGAGAAGTTGGACAAGAAAGAGTTGCAGACCCTAACGATATAACTGCTAGAGAAGTTTTTGAAAGAGACTTTAATATAGAAAGAGTAGATGCTCCAGGTTTAATTAATCCTCAGACTTTAGCTGAAACTTCTTTAGACCCATACATGAACCCATATAACTCAATGGTAAGAGATGTAACTATCAATCAAATTGAAGAAGCTAGAGATAGACAACTATCAGAGCTTCAGAGTAGAGCCATACAGGCAGGAGCTTTTGGCGGTACTAGAGAAGATGTTGAATCCGGAATGATACAAGGAAAAGCTTTATCTGAGATAGCAAAACAAACAGCACAATTAGGTCAACAAGGTTTTAATCAAGCAACGCAATTAGCTACTCAAGACTTAGGTTTATTAAATCAAGCTGAAAGAGATAACATTGTGAATCTTAGAGAGGCACAAAGATTAAATCAAGCAACTGATTTAGCCGCCGAGCAATCAATGTTAGATGCGGCCATGGAAGCACAAAGATTAAATCAAGCCAGAGATTTATCACTAGGTCAATTTAATACAGAAATGATGCAACAGTCTGCTTTAGCAAATCAAGCCAACGCAAGAGAAATTGATTTAGCAAATGCTACTAGAGATTTACAAGCACAAGGCATGAATCAAGAAGATGCTTTTAGAGTTGCTCAATCAAATGTAGATAATAAGTATAGAGCCCAAGCACAGAATGTATCTAATACATTACAAGCAGATTTAGCCAATCAATCATCATCATTACAGGCTGCCGGTATGAATCAAGAATCAAATTTACAGGCCGCTTTAGCAAATCAAGGAGCAGGGCTTGAAGCTAACGCATTAAATCAACAAGGTTTATTATCAGCGGCAGGATTAGCTGATGCGTCAAATCAATCAACTGTAGATAGATTTAATCAAATGAGAGAGATTGGTTCTGTTCAAGATGCAAGAGAACAACAAAATTATGATTTTGATTATCAACAGTATCAAGACGAGCAAACTTATCAGATGATGTTAGCACAATTCTTAGGTGGTCTGTTAAGTGGATTCCCAACACCTTTATCTTCAAATCAGAAGATGACAGATACAAGAATATTTAGTTAGAGGAAAATAAAATGGATATGTTTGAAGATTACGATAAAAGAAAAAAAATGTTAGACAAATTTATAATGAAAAAATATCCTGACTTTTCTACTGAAGCTGGTAGCGGTGATGCAAGAAGAGAAGCTCAGTTTGGTTTTGGAAAAGATACTATTTTTGGTCCAAATTATGTAATTCCAGAAGGTACAAAATTGCCAATAAATCCAAATAATCCAAACTTAATAAGTAGAGATGTTAATTTAAACGATTCACAACGAGCATTAGGTTTAAATATTTTAGAAAATGCACCAAGCGGTTTAGGAGCATCAAAACCTCCTGTTGTAGGTCCTTTAACTGACTTTAAACAATTTGGAGGGATTAAAAGTATTATTGGAGATGCTATGTATGCCAACAATAAAATCGGTATTAGTTCTAAAGATGCACAACAAAGTAAAATAAATACACAATTTTATAATGAAAGAAAATATGTAGTAAATCCAAATAATGCAAAAGTTCTTTTTGATAGTGAAAGCAAAGATGAAATTAAAACAACTTTAGCAAATGTAGAAGCTTTAGGTGTTCAAAATGCTATTGTTATGAATAGAGAAGAATTACAAAATTTTAGAAAA